TCTTGGTTTTGGAAGACCATCTCTACCCCAATATTTTCCGTTTCCTAAAGTACGTGCGGCCTCTTTTGTTTCTACTTTTTTAGGCTTCATCATCATACTTCCTTTTGTTTCTTTTGATTTGGTTGGCTTCTTAGAAAATTCACCATCAAAACTTGGAGAGTCAGATTTATATATATCTTTTTTAGGTCCTTTACCCATACCTACACCTTTAGTGCCTTGTTTCATATTTTCTTTAAACCCACCAGACATATTTGGTTTTGAACCATATTTGAATTTAGAAGCTGAACCCATACCCATTCCTTTTGGTTTAGTTGATTTTTTGGCTTCAGTTACAAACTCTTCTTCATCATAAAAACCATCACCCATTTCGTCATCCATTTCAATTTCGTACACAATTTCGTCTTCTTCATTATCGAAATCCATTTCCATCATATCCATATCTTCTTCGTACATTTCTTCTTCAGAATACATACCCATCATTTCATCAGAATCCATTTCCATCATATCCATATTCTCTTCGTACATTTCTTCTTCAGAATACATACCCATATCTTCATCACTTTCCGTTACAACAATATATTCTTTATTAGTACGATTATCTTTAAAATGTACATTACCTTTTTGTTGGTCAGGAACGACTTCAATATCAGTGTTAGCATCTAACAACCCAAAAATTTTAACAACAGAATCTGTATCCATATTTGTTAAATCCAATGTATCATCTTCATTATCTAAAGAATTCATCATTGATTCATCGTTAGAATATTCTTCCTCTTCTTCGTATTCTTCGTCTTCTTCCTCTTCTTCGTCATCAGGGAATTCAACATCAGCGACATCTGAATCTTCCATATCAACCTCTTCATCGTCTTCGATTTCTTCGTCATCTTGTTCGTTAAGAGATTCTTTTACCAATTCTTTGATTTCTTGTTTCATAGTTGAAGCAAGTATTCCTTTTGCGTTTTGAGCAACCGCTTCTTCCAAATTTTTCATTTGAATGATTGCTTCTTCTAAAATATTATTTTCTTTAGCCATTTTCTTGGTTTTTTGTTTATTTTATTATATAAATATATACGATGTTAAAAAAAGTTAGTTAAATGGATTTTTAACCAAATATTTTTAACAATTATAAATATTTGAATAATGGCAAAAAAAAAAGGGAGACATAATGTCTCCCCATAATAATTTGTGAATTTTATTCAATCACCTCATCAATTTTACTTTCTACTATTGCGGTAATTCTCCAATCAAAGGTATAGTGTTCGTAAATTTTGGTTACTTTAGCTTCCACATCTGTTGGTGAAACCCCCATAACCAATTTTTCCAATTTTACCTTTTTTTTCTTTCCAGTTTCTTCGTCAGTAAATTCTTCTGAGATTTTCGCTACAAAATATTTTTGTCCATCTTCCATATTAATATATTTTTTTAAATTAACTAATACCCAAGTTTAGACAATTTTTTCATTAAATCAAGTGATTTATTACCACTATCACCAACATTCCTTTCAATTGACATTTTTTTATCATCATCTAAATTCTCATCTAAACTAGCTCTATCTTCTTTATTTAAGAAAAGATAAGCACCAGGTGTTGATGGTGAAGAAACTAGGTCAAAACAAATTAATTCAAAATCATCTTGAACTTCATTTTGTTCTCCAACTTTTTTAAGTGACCCAACACCACGAGAAGATATACCTAGAGTAACACCTTGTCTTAAATAGTTTGCCGCCATATCACCTTTGGTTGATACTATACCTCTCTCGTGAAATCCTGGACTTGTTAATAACTTTAATTTACCCATTAATATTGGGCCTTCCCACCAAACTTCATTTATGATATGGGCTACTCTATCAAGGTCAATTAAAGATGATTCTGGATGATTTAATTCAGATAAAGATGTTCCTTTTTGAATCATCTTTTTATAATTCTCTGCCTCTCTCTTTAATATTTTTTCTGGATAAATTCTACCATTTCTATTTGGAGTATTGTATTTTTGTAATACAGCGTAGAATTCAAATGGTTTGGAATGGTCTAAATAAGATTTTTGTTCTAATATAAATGAATTATGTTCAATTCTTGGTGATACATAACCTGCATCATATTCAATTAAAATTCCCTTACCAATTTCTCCAGGTTTAATTATTTTTAAGTCCATATGTGTTTTTTAACATAAATATCATAAATTTGATATTTATACATTTGAGGACTTAGTCTTTTTAGTTATTGAGAATTCAAAATAATCATTTTTGTTAAAATTTGAATTAATTATATTTTTTGTTAACTCCTTTAAAGACTCTTTTATTGAATTATCTTTAAAGTCAAGATTATCAATATTTGTGAATAAATTAATTTCAAGATTTAAGAATGATTTTTTCCCTAAGCTAATACCACTATGTCTTAGGTCTAAATCTACTATAAAATTTTCTTTAAATAAATTGTGGTTTATTGAACGTAATATCGTATGTTTTATTGACCTAGATTGATTTAAAACCACTCTGTTCCAATTATCTGAATCTTTATGTGGTTCAACCCAAGTTTGGATATTTAAGTAAATTGATTTCAATTCAAATGAATCAACTGTACCATAAGTAACTTTAGTGTTTTTGAATCCTATAATCTTTGAGGTTTTACCCTTTTTCATTAAAAAAAAATTTAATTTCTGTTTATTTTAATTAAATGTAATTAAATTTATTAAATAAGTCAAAAACAATAATAAATCAAAATAAAATTAAAACTTATGTTAATTGTACACGTAGATAATAAGACACCAATAGAAAAAGCTCTTAAATTATTTAAGAGCAAGGTAATAAAAACTAAATTGATGTCTGAATTAAGAAATAAAAAAGAATTTTCTAAACCATCGGTTATTAAACGAAATATAATTAATAAAGCAATTTATACTGAAAAAAATAAAGGTAAATTTAATTAAATATTTTCGTTTAATGATTTAAGTCTGAAAAAATTTAACTTATCAAATTTTTCAACTTTAATTTTATTTATTGATTCTTCAATTTTTTGTTTGGTTTCTAAATCAGAATCAATTGACATATTATTTAATTTTTTCAAAACATTTTCTTTAATTTCTTGATATGAATTTTCCATATCTTTTTCATCTGTTTTTAAAAAATTGACTAACTCTTGTTTGTCCGATTCGTTTAAATTTTCAATATAATTATTAATTGTTTTATTTGCCAAATTTACCATCGAACTAATTGGTAAATTAATAATATCGTTAGATTTTGGTTGAGATTTCCTCAACGACTCAGCAATTAATTTTCTATTTATAATTTTATTCTCAATAGTTAATACATTTGAATCGAACAAACTATCAATTTTTTCGTATGTATTTTCAGATTTAACATCTGAAATCCACATTTTCAATAAACTTATATCTTTTTTAGATATTTTGTTAATTGTGTTTTCATATATTGTTATACATTCATTTATGTAATCATTAACAATATTTTCACTCATTCCTTTATTATTATTCAACTCATCATATAAGTAAAATAATTTATTTATGTTTTTATTTTCTAAAACCAAGATTTTAAATGTCTTCATTTCAGATTTAAACTTATTAGTTGAATAAGATTCTGTTAGTAATTTTTCTATCTTTGATTTTATAATTCCAAATTTCATATTTTTTTTATTTATAAATATCAATCATTAAGAAGTTTTTTTAATTGATTCTCCATTTCACCCAAATAATTTTTTGCTCTAGATAAATCAATAAATTGGTCAGTGTCAATCAATGATTCATTTTCTAATAAAATATTCAAGTTATCCTTTTTGAATGATTCTGGAGCTAATTCAGGACCTTCTCCTCCAGGAGGTGGTGGTGGTGGTGGCATTCCCCCTTCTCCCCCACCAGGAGGAGGTGGTGGAGCTCCACCTTGGGTATCCCCAGTTATAGTACCATATAATTTATCTATATTATCAAATACACCTGTTTTAGTTATAATTGTTGCGGTATTAGTTAATTCAGCACCAACAGCACGTTCAATACGTTGTTGTTGTAAATCAATCTTTATTTCTTCATCAGAGAATCCTAAGATATGTTTTTTAGCCCAAGTAATTGATACAGGCATAAAACCAACTTGGTCAGCTGTTGTTGCTTGCGTATAAGTTGTAAATTTTTCTTTCCAAACATCAATTTTTAATAAATCAGCTTGACTTGATGGATTTGTTAATCCTAGTGTAAAATTATTTAGTTCATCCTCAAACCCTAATAAGAATAAATGTATAATTGCGATTTTATTTAATTCTGCAATCATAGATTTCTGAATTCTATTTATTGTTCTGGCAAATCTTATGTCAATCAATGAAAGATTCTTACCAGAACCTACTGGTTCTTCAAAACCCAAAAATGCTTTTGGTACACGTAATGCCGTTAATAATTTCTTTTGGATATATTCAATATCAGCAATTTCACCTAAGTTTGTACCACCCGCCAAAGTTTCAATTGGACTTGCTGCCGCGGCATCCCTTACTGGGATAAAATAATCTTGGTCAACCGCCATTTGATTAAATCTCATATCAACATTACCTGTTTGAGAATCCACAACTTGACTACGTTTAAATTTGTTAGCTACACGTTGTACATATGGTTCAACATCTTTATCATCCATATTACCAACAAATACTTTGAATACTCTTCTTTCTGGGGCTCTTGATGTTCTATATATCAACATTGCGTCTTCAGATAACAACAATTGTTTCCAAATACGTCTTGCTTTTTCCAACATTGATGTACCATACGGAAGTTTTCTATCATCACCTAACAATCTAAAGTGAGCGATTTCCCAAGAATTGAATTCCATATCCTTCACTTTCCACTTGAATCTTAATCCTTTTTGGTCTGCGGGCTCTTCAACACTCTGTCTACCTCCATGAACTGTCATCCCCCTTTCAAAACGTTCAATTTCAATATTTGGTAATTGCATACAACCAACAACACCTTTTTCTGGGTCAAGTTTTAAATAAACAAAATTATCACCATACTTACAAGTGTTTCTTGTCCACATTGGTAGATTGGTATTAATGTCTAAACTATTATTAAATAAGTCGGCCAATATTCCTTTAATACGTTTTGATTCGGAATATATTTGTAACATATAACCATTATGGTCAACTGTCGTTGACTCTTCACCATAAATGTCCAAAGCTGTTGATATTTCTGGAGTAAACTCCATAGATTCGTAATCATAAAATGATGCCAATCTTGTTGGTTCGTAATATACGGCTTGAGTATAAAGATTACTCTCAATTTTTGTCCATTGATTACCTAAATAATAAGATTGTTGTGCTTGTAATAATTCTTTTTCGTATTCTTGTTTTGATGTAGTCCTTAAAAGTTCTTTTTTATCAAATTTA